CAGAGCGTTTGTAGCTGAGGTCAAAGAAAAAACGTGGAAGGAGACAAAAACACGAATGAAAACAGACCTAAAAACTACACAAGATTGGTTAAAGGAAGCACAGACAATCTTCAATCAGTTTATCAGATTACGAGATAACGGACTATGGTGCATATCCTGTAACCTACCTCCTAAGAAAAAGAACGCAGGCCACTATTACTCACAGGGAGGACACAGCAACGTTCGCTTTGACGAGGACAATGTTCATCTACAATGTGAAGCCTGTAACACTTACTTATCAGGTAACTTACTAAACTATCAAATAGGTATAGAAAAACGAATAGGAGCAGAAAGATTAATTAAACTACAAGGCAAAGCACACATTGAGAAACGCTGGACAGTTGAAGAACTGAAAGAATTAATTTGTACGTACAAAACCAAAGTAAGACAGTTACAATGATATCAAATAAAGCCAAAGAATTATCAAGTGAATTGCATATTCAAAAAAGCATTTTAGTTGGAAGCGAAGGAGAAAGTAAATTTCTTATAGCCTGTAACTTGAATAACATACAGTGCAAAAAGAGTAGCGAACAAGATGATATATTTAATCACGTTGATTACTGGATATATGATAAAGGAGTTGATGTTAAAGGATTGAAACAATCACATAAAGAAGGATTTGTTGTAGTTGAATTTAAAAATGTTAATGGAAAAGGCGGAAGTTGCAGTGATCAATCAAAAGCTGAATGGATTGCTTTCCAATTTGAAACTTGTTTTTGGATTGTACGGAAAGAAGAACTATTAAATTACTGCAGAGAAAATGTTGAGTTAAAATATGTAGAATCTTTTAATGATTGTTATAAGAAATTATATCGCAGAAAAGAACGAAAAGACCTAATGACAAAACTAAAATTAAGCGACTTAAAAACATTTAACTTCATTTGGAAACTAAATTTTTAAAATAATTTAACAAAAAAGTACACAATTAGAATATTATTTATATATTTGTCTAAACAAAAACCAATTTATTATGAAACATTTATTTAAGTCGTTGGCTGCGTTCCAACAAGAAGTTCCAGTAATCCACAAAGCAACGCAAGGCTATGGATATTCTTATTCGGACTTACCGAAAATTTTCAGTGTTATCAATCCATTGCTAAAAAAACACGGATTAGGATTCACTCAGTTAATTAACGAAGGAGATGTATTGACGATTCTTTTCCACGTAGAAAGCGGAGAACAGATACAAAGCTCAACTACTATTCCTCAGAATGTACAACTCAAAGGAATGAATGACTTTCAAGTTCTGGGATCAGCAATCACTTACATTCGTCGCTATGCGATTAGTTCGATGCTAGGATTAGTTACCGACAAAGACACTGATGCAGGAGGAGAGCAAGTAAAAAACGAACCAAAGAAACAAACGCTAGACGCTAAGAGATTCCAAGATGCAGTCAAAGCAGTAACCGAAGGAAAGATAACACGAGAGTCTTTAGAAAGCAAGTTTGCGTTAACAGATGGTCAAATCGATATATTGAACGCACTATGAAAGTTAGATGTTCTGCTATAGGAAAAATTATGTCAGCACCCCGAAATAAGTCGGAGGTGCTTTCACAGACTGCAAAGACATACATTCACGAGATGGTCTTGCAGGATAAATACGGAATCAGAAAAGAGTTTAGCTCACGTTACACAGACAAAGGTAACGAAGTAGAAAACGAATCAATCAACCTAGTTAATGAAGTTCTGGATGTAGGATTTATTTACAAGAACGAGGAGCATTACGAGAACGATTGGATTACAGGAACACCCGATGTAAACACGGAGCAAGTTCTGTTAGACGTAAAAAGCTCTTGGGATGGTTCTACATTCCCATTCTTTGAAACTGAAATACCTACAAAGGACTATTACTATCAACTTCAAGGGTATATGTGGCTAACAGGTAAACAACAGTCAATGCTTTGTTACTGCTTAGTAGATACTCCTGAACTAATGGTGGAGGATGAAATCAGACGTACACATTGGAAGTTAAACCTAATGGAAGAAAGCTTAGACCTAAGAGACGAAATACAGAAGAAACATATTTTTTCACACATTCCTAAGAATCGCAGAGTTAAAGTATTCTATGTACAGAAAGACGAAGCAGTCATTGAACGAATCAAAGAACAGGTAGAGCTTTGCAGAGAGTATTACAACACCTTAATTAATTTCTTATGAGTTGGCTTGAATATCATTGTGAAGATATGGCTAATCATATAATAAAATATGAACTAATGGAAAAACAAATAGAAGATAAAATAGTATTACGTGTTTTGGCACGTTTTAACGAACGTTCGCAAGTCGGAATAACAAAGTATAACACAACGCTAGAAAGAACCGACCTAAGCACGTTAGAATGGCTTACACACGCACAGGAAGAGGCAATGGACTTTGTGCTTTACTTGGAGCGACTCAAAGACGAATACAGAGGTGGCTTATTAACTAAGATGGTAAAGCAATCGGAACAAGATGGATTGTATCAAGACAAATTAAAACGAACAATGCCTAAATAAACACGGATGATAGATATTAGAAAAGGAGAAGTAATAGAAGAATTAAAAAAAATTCCAGACTCAAGTATAGATGTAGTAATAACAAGTCCTCCCTATTGGAAAGGATTTGGATATGAAGCATATTTTAATAGTTATTCACAATATTTAAGATGGAGCAAAGAATGGATGAAGGAAATAAAAAGAATCCTAAAACCAAATGGAACGTTTTATTTAAATGTTATAAACGATAGCGAAATAACTATAAGGGCATTTGAATTGATGCAAATAGCAACTGAAGAATTAATGTATAAGTTACACGAAACAATCATTTGGTATAGATACAATCAACAACCAGCTAACACAAATAGACAATTAACTAATCAATGTGAATATGTTTTTATGTTTCGACATAGTTCAAATGGAGTTGAGTTAGATAAAGTAAAAGCGTACGAATTGAATCCACATATATTTAAAACAAAGAACGTAGGTAATGTTTGGGAAATTCCTTTTAATAGTGGTTCAAAATCACAAATAGAATTTGGAAGAAAAGAAACAAAATCTAAATTTGGACATAGTGGATTTCCATTAGAAATACCTCAAACTTGCATAACGTTAAGTTCAAATGAAGGAGATACAATACTTGATTGTTTTGTCGGTACTGGTCAAAGTGCTATCGCTTCGATGCAATTAAATAGAAACTTTATAGGTATAGATTTAGATGAAAACGCTATTAACATTACAAAAAAACGAATAGAAAATTTTTAAAATAATGAAAATAACAATAGAACAATACGAACACAAAATCACCCACGAAGTACCTCATAACGATGTAACTCTAGATGAAGCTTTACAAATGATTGAAGGACTTTTAAAAGCTACTGGATATTCTTTCAGTGGGAATCTTGAAATAGTGGATGAGTGGGTAGATAATGATGAAACCTTTAAAGGATAAGTCCCAATTTTTACCACATATCTTAAATAGAAATGATAACTAAACAACAAGAATAATGAAGATAGACGTTGATGAGTTCAACCGAAAAGCAGAATACATCATTGAAACAGTAGTCAAACCACAAGTAGCAAAATACGAATTAAGTAAACAATTAAACAAACATAAAATGGAAAACAAAGTAAACACAGGAGCAATCTTCAAAAACACGAACAAGAAAGCTGAGAACCATCCAGACTACAAAGGAAAGGTTAACGTAAATGGTAAAGAAATGGAGATTGCGTTATGGGTAAAACAAGGTAAAGCAGGATCATTCTTCTCTGCAGCATTCAGTGAGCCATACGTAGCACCTGAAACAATGGAGCGCAGACCAGTAAGTGATGCAATGGACGACTCCGATTTGCCCTTCTGATGTACATTGACGAGGGGGGATTGCGAAAGCAATTAGAGATGTTGCTTCGTACCAAAACACGAAACCAAATTGTGCAAGAGATAAAGTCAAACACAGGAAGATTCCACCAATACCAAATTGATAAGTTCCTGCAGGGAAAAGACGTCACACTTTGCACAGTAGTCAAGTTAGACAACTACGTATCCAGAGAGATCTACTTAAACGATTTAGAGCCACTTTAACAGGTGGCTTTTTTATTGTTGAAAACTTTTTGGCAACGTGATTAGATTTTCATCGTAAGTTTGATTAGAAATTAATCAATGGACAAGCTCACATTATTAACTAAACATCACAAAGATTGGGTCAAGGTAGTCAATAGCTTTGGTGAATACTTTTTTGCTGATGATATAGTGCAAGAAACATATTTAAAGATTCTTCGTTTAAATCATATAGACAAGATAGTTACTACAACGATTAATAGAAGTATGATGTGGTTGGTATTGAGAAGCGTTTACATTGATCATCTCAGACTACAGAAACACGATAAGGTAAGTTTAGACTTAATATATAGTTTAAGCACAGAGGATTCAATAGAAAGCCAACAGGCAATAAACCGAATAGACGAACTGATAGAAGAAGAAACAAAGAATTGGCATCACTACGACAAAATGTTATTTGATTTGTACAGAAAAACGGAACTATCAATGCGAGAAATAGCAGAAGCAACTAACATACACTACACTTCTATCTTCCATACGTTAAAGAGATGTAAGAAAAGACTACAGGAAGCAGTAGGAGATGACTATAGAGATTATTTGAATAAAGATTTTGAACTAATAAAATAAATATGAAACACGTTTTAAAAGTATTAAATACATTTATCGGTCAAAAAAAAGAAGAAATTGAAAGAAAAGACCAAAAAATAAAAGAACTTTGGAATGAAAACTTTGAGCTAAAAAACGAAATAAAAGTTCTCAGAGATGATTTAGCAGAATTAAGTAAAGAACACTTTAAAAAATAAACAATGGAAAAACGAACACCAAGAAAGAAAGCAGAAGGACTAGGAGACACAGTAGAGAATGTACTTAAACTAACAGGTATATCCAAACTAGTAAACTTTGTAGCAGGAGAAGACTGCGGATGCGAAGCGCGTAAAGAGAAACTCAACGCATTGTTTCCTTACAGAACTCCCAAGTGCCTAACGGAAGACGAATACACGTACCTAAACGAATCAGCAGTATTAAACAAGCAAACGCTTAAACCAAGTGAGCAGGATGCAATCTTAAAGATTTATAATAGAATCTTTGGAATAAGCAGAGAGCCTACTTCTTGTGCAACTTGTTGGTTAGAGATTATCAATAAAATGCAAAAGGTATTTAACGAATACGCTGAGTAATGAAATACTATCTCATTGATCACGGAAAAGAAATGATTGCGGAAGCAAACGTTCTAACCGACCATCTAACAAAGCAAGGACATCACTATGTAGTTTACTTGACCAATGCTGATGGCTTGATGTGCGTTGAAGAGATAGACGAGAATGAATTTTTAGATCACTTTAAAAAGAACCAAAAAACGAAATAAGAAATGGCAAAAGTAGGAAGACCAAGAAACCTAGACTCACCAGAACAACTAAGTGAACTATTCGACAAATATAAAGCAGACGTAAAAGCTAATCCAAGAATCAAAAGCGTATTCGGAGGTAAAGAATTTGAAGAGAGAGCAGAGCCACTAGAAAGACCTCTAACACTAGAAGGATTTGAATTGTTTTGCTTTGACCAAGTAGGATGCGTTGAAGATTATTTCCGAAACAAAGATAAAAGATACGAAGAATTTTCCACTATCTGTACGCGTATACGAAAAGCAATACGTCAAGACCAAATCGAAGGAGGTATGGTAGGACAGTACAATCCATCGATTACACAACGTCTCAACGGATTAACTGAGAAAGTTGAAAGCACGATTATAACAGAGCAACCATTGTTCCCTGAGGAGTAAGTATGTTTAAAAGAACGACTGCGATTAATAAGATTCTTTCGTTGAAAAAACGGATTAAGATAATTCAAGGAGGAACATCTGCAGGAAAGACATTCGGAATACTACCTGTGTTAATAGACAAGTGTGCCAAAGAACCAAACCTAGAAGTATCTGTAGTTGCAGAATCAATCCCTCACTTACGAAGAGGAGCGTTAAAAGACTTTATCAAAGTGATGAGGTGGACAGGACGCTACAACGATGACAGGTTTAACAAGACGCTCTTACGTTACGAGTTTGGCAATGGATCAGTAATTGAATTCTTTTCAGCAGACGACGCATCTAAACTAAGAGGAGCAAGAAGAGACATCTTATACATAAACGAATGTAATAACGTAAGCTTTGAAAGTTATAACGAATTATCAATAAGAACTAAGCGAGAAGTATTCTTAGACTTTAATCCTGCAAACGAGTTCTGGGTGCAT